TGGGTACTACTGACCAATATGCCTTTAACGGTGGGGTTACCGTTCAAACTGGCACGGTGGATTATATAAACGTAGGTCATGCTTCTTCTGTTGCTAATGGTAATTATTATGCCGCGTTTAGACACGGGACTAATACGATAGGAACAATTACACAAAACGGTACAACAGGTATTAATTATAACACCTCATCCGATGAACGCCTTAAGGAAAACATTACAGACTCTACTGATGCAGGTAGCAAGGTTGATGCTATACAAATTAGACAGTTTGACTGGAAGGCTGATGGCTCACATCAGGACTACGGTGTAATTGCACAGGAGTTAGCAACTGTTGCACCTGAAGCAGTACATCAACCAGAAGATTCAGAAGATATGATGGGTGTTGACTACAGCAAGTTAGTACCTATGTTAATTAAAGAAGTACAAACATTACGCAACCGAGTTGCACAACTGGAGAATAAATAAATGAACTTTACAATCTCAACTTTAGAAAGCAACACAGACGGTGGCGTTATCGTAGCCCATTGGCAAGTAAACAAAGCCTCTGGTGAGAACGTAGCTACTTCATACGGTACTGTAGGCTTTACTCCTGACGCAGACGCAGATGGTTATACAGCCTATGATGCTTTAACTGAAGCTAATGTAATCGCATGGGTACAGGAAGCATTAGACACAGAAGCACTTGAGGCTTCACTAGACGCAGACCTAGCGGAACAAGCTAGTCCGTCTGTAACAGTAGGGACACCGTGGTAAACAATAGGTAAACACTATGGCTACAATCATTACAAAAAATAAAACATCGTCAGGAACTCCTAGCAGTCTTGCTCAAGGTGAACTTGCTGTAAACATTGCTGACAAGAAACTATTTGTTGGTGGTTCAGGCGGCTCATCTGTAGTAGACTTAGAGTTTGAAAAGTTTGATGCTTCATCTAGTTTAACTAATAACTTGACCATTGAAAAGAGTGAGCCTACTTTAATACTTGACCATACAGACAATATTAGTGGTACGGACGTTCTTGCTAGAATACAAGTAAACGGACAAACTTCATCGGCTCAATGGGATAACATAGGCTCTATTGAGTGTAGTACACACAGTTATTGGACATCAACAGCATTTTCAAGTTGGAAGATATATACACAAAACGGAAGCGTATCTTCTACTGATAACTTAGTGGCTCATTTTACTTACGATGGTAAAGTGCTTTTTCCTGATGTTTTTTATGATGCACTAACAGGAAGTACTCGTGATGTGCATATAAAAAGTGATGGTCAACTAGGTTATATTTCATCGGTTAGAGAAAGTAAAGCAAACATTGCAGACTTAACAGACGTATCTTGGATATATACTTTAGACCCTGTTTCTTTTAACTATAAAGACAGAGAAGAAACAATAAATGAAGACGGAACTATAACAGAATCATACGCTGATACATATAGTTCTGAACTTGACTATGGTTTAATTGCTGAAGACGTAGAGACTGTTAATGATGAGTTAGTATTTTACAACGGTACTGATTTGGCGGGTGTACATTACAAGAAACTTATTGTACCTATGCTTAAAACTATACAAGACCAAAAAGAACTAATAGATGCTTTAACTGCCCGTATTACAACTTTAGAAAACGCATAAGGAAATAACCATGACTAACGAAGCAAAAGAAGCCGTAGACGTACTAGCGGCATCAACAGGACTTATGTCTTTAGCGGCTTGGTTGCCTCCTGTAGCCAGTCTGTTTACTATTATATGGCTAGGTTTACGTATATGGGAATCACCTACAGTACAGAACTTACGTAAGTAATGAGACTATTTTGTTTGTTAATGTTGTTCAGTTGGGTTACACTGGCTGATAATGCACAGGAAGGTTCTCTGAATACGTTTCATGGGGACAACAGCACAACAAACAGTAATAATAACACAACGGATACGTCAACAAGTAACACATACAATGGTGCAGGAAGCAGTAGCGAGATACCAGTAGGCTCTGCCATTAGTCCTAGCTATATGTCCAACGGTATGGACACTTGCCTTAAGGGTTCAGGCGGTTCATTGCAAACAGTAGGAATAGGGTTGTCAAGCGGTAGTTATGAAGTAGACCCTAACTGTGACCGTAGAAGGGACGCTAAGTTGTTATCAGACTTAGGAATGAAAGTAGCGGCAGTAGCCCGTATGTGTGAAGCAGTGGAAGTATGGAAGAGTATGTTCTTGTCAGGAACACCTTGCCCCATACTGAGCAACGGTAAGTTAGTTGTCGGTAAACGTGCAGTATTAATAATGAAGAGACAACCAGAAGTATATATACCTGACTACACAGGCAACACCGAATGGTACAACACTATACTAAACATTGGAGGAGAGGACACAGATGAAGAAGATGATATTATCTCTGTTAGTGCTAAGTTCCGTAGCACACAGCAGTGAGTTAGACAGCCTTATTGACACCTCCAACGCTATTGTTGACCAGATAGACAGAGGTATTAAACTTGTAGGTGCGGCACAAGAGTACTCTTATACAGGCTCAGGGTTGTCTGATGGTACTATGTCAAGCACAGCGCACATCAGTGCAGAACAGCTACAGGCGTACAACAACGCATTGTCTGGTATGTCTAACTACAAAGCCTTCGGTGACTTACAGACTGTACTTGAGGAAAAAGCATACACTGAGTTGGACATGATGGATGAAGCCATTGGTGTATTTACTGAAGTAGTAGTTGACATGATTGCTGTACAAGAAGTAGCGGAAGTAGCAGAGTCAGCCGCTAGTCCTCAAGAGGAAGCTGAAGTACAGACTTTTGTAGAAAACAACATAGAAGTGTTGACAATCACTCAGGAAGAAGTAGATACGTACAACACCAGTATGGATGACATAGAGACACACGCTAATAACGCTAGTGCATTCCTAGCGGTAGCGGGTAACAAAGAAGCTGTAGAGTTCTTAGAGCAAGGCATAGAAAACGCTAACACTACAGCAGAGCAAACTAACATCTTTTATGATGCTAATGCTCAATGGGTGGCTATGGGTTATAATACTACTAGAAACCTCACAGCAGTTTATCTTAACGGTCAGAACTACGGTTTAGACTTGTATGTGACTGAAGCTGAAGTACTAACCTTAGGTAGCGAGTCGGAGTATTATTTGACTGGTCCTACGGCTCAGAGTTATGATTGCTTTATGAATGAAACTAACTGCGTAGAACTATGAGCCTAGAGAAGTCAGAACTAAACATTAATGGTACGTCATTCAAAGGTGTGTGGATTGCCATTGTGATGACCATAGGTACTAGCATCGGTGGGACAGTCTGGACTGCATCTAGTTTGTACTCAAGACTAGAAGCGTTGGAGTCTAAGAAGATACCTAATATAAGCCCCATACGTGAGAATCTAGGGACTTTAGGAACAAGGTTAGATACCCTACTAAGTCAGCAAGAAAAGCTGTTAGAACTCAATACAGACGTTTCTAAGCTAGCTAATGAGATAGAGGCTATGAAAGGCACAGTAGCTAAGGCTGAGATTATAATAGAAAACATTGGCGATGTTGATGGTAAGATAAAGACATTGACTAAAGAGGTAGAGGATTTATGGCAAGGTATGGATTACTTGTCTAATCCCCTTAAGTGAGGCATTTATGATACAACAACTAATCGGACCTGTTTCAGGTTTACTTGACAAATTCATAGAGGATAAAGACAAGAAGAATGCTATCGCCTTTGAACTTTCGACAATGGCTGAAAAACACGCGCAGGAACTTGCGAAAGCGCAACTTGAAGTTAATAAGACAGAAGCGGCACACAGAAGCCTGTTTGTGTCGGGTTGGAGACCTGCTGTTGGTTGGACTTGTTGTATTGGACTTGCGAGTCAGTACATTCTTATCCCGATGGCAAATTTTACGCTTGCTCTTGCCGATTCTACCATTGAAATCCCTGTTTTAGATATGGCTACTATGATGCCAGTACTAATGGGTATGCTTGGTTTAGGTGCAATGAGAACTGTAGAGAAGACTAAGAAAGTACAGAGGGATAGATAATGTCAAAACTAGAGTTTAGAATTGAACACGTTATGAATGACGGTGTTGGAAATCCTGTAGGTAGACAAAACACAGGATATGAATACAACACTCCGCGTTCTTTCAGTGAAGCTAAAAGTTTTGCAGATGAAGTATATATTAAATCACTTAAAAACTATCAACAAGAATACGAAAAAAGTTCTGACGCATATAACGAAATACAGGAATTTATTGATGTAGGACCTTTAGATTTTAATAAAGGTAGTACGTACAAACTATTGACTGAAGACGGTGGTTTCATTAAAGACCCTAATAACTTTTTACGTTATGCAGTAGAACGTCAATCAGACGTAATGAATGATTACTTAAAAGCTAACGATATTAGTTTAAGTAGAAAAGTATATGGAGAAGGAGAAACTATTGGTGGTTCTGATGTTTATTTAAACACAGGCACAGGCACACACATAGATTTTAATTCTAATATGCCGGCTCAGGGTTTTGATTGGCAAACAACAGGTGGTGAAGTAGGGCAGTACAATCAATATCAGTACAGAGAACCTGAAATGCAGATGTCTGATAAGATATTGTCTAATCCTTTAGTGAATTTAGCTATGTCTATATACGGCGGACCACAAGGCGCGGCTTTGATGTCTGCGGCTAGAGGTGGTGACATTGGAGATATTATTGAAGGAGCGGCTAAAGGATACGTAGGAGATGTAGTAGGTGATGTTGTATCAGGTTTTACTGCTGACATTCCTGTTAATTTAATTGAAGACACCCTAGCAAACGTGGGTATTGATGCTGATTTGTTTGGACTAGACCCTAATACATTTACTGAAGGTTTAGGTAATGTACAGGGAACACTACTAAAAGGCGGTAGCGGCAAAGAGGCATTACTTAAAGAGTTCGGCGGTGAAGCGTTAGATGCTTTAGGTGTAGACTTGCCTGAGTTTGAGTTACCAGACACAGGTGTCATAGGTGACATTAGAGACTTAGGTCGTGGAATAGATGATACTTTATTACAGCCTATTAAAGAAAGCGTAGAGAGTGTAACAGCACCGATAGAAGATTTGTCAACTCCTTTGAAGGAAGCTATAGAAACTGTAGGAGAGCCTATCGTAGACGTAGTGGATGAGATTATAGACGCTGTGGACAGTCCTTTAGGCGACGCGTTAGAAACAGCAGTAAGTGGATTAGGAGACACAAGAGGCATGATGTCAGGGGCTAGGAAACCTTCACAGGTCGAAGGACTGTTTGACAAAGAGTTATTTAAATTTGACACAGAGATTAAGTCTACACAAAGAATGCTTAGTCCGACAAACACAAGAAGGTATGGATAATGACTTACTTACAACTAGTAAATAGTGTACTAAGAAGACTAAGAGAAAACGAAGTAACTACTGCTGTAGGCAGTGCTGACGGCTATACTAAACTTATCGGTGACTTTGTTAATGATGCTAAACGTATCGTAGAGGATTCGTGGGACTGGTCTTCGCTACGTAACACGTTTACTGTCAACACAGTAGCTAATACATTTAGTTATAATATAAACGGTACAGGTACAGCCAGTAAGACGCTAGATGTAATTAACGATACGTCTAACTTCTTTATGCGACAAGCTACTTCTTCTTATATGAACAGTGTTTTCTTAAACTCTGAACCACCTAAAGGCGCACCTAACTACTATGCTTGGAATGGTTTTAATAGCGATGGTTATTTAACTGTAGATGTATTTCCTATTCCTGACGGTGTATATACATTACGTTTTAACATGGTGGATAGAACAGCACCATTTACTGCTGATGCTACAGTACTTGGAGTACCATCAGCACCAGTGATTCAATATGCTGTTGCTCTTGCTTCCCGTGAACGTGGTGAGACAGGTGGTACATCGGCACAGGAACTGTTTGCTATTGCTGACGCTACATTAGCTGACGCTATAGCTATGGATGCGGCACGATTCCCTTCTGAAACTGTATGGACGGCTTGCTAATGGCTCAACAACTACAAGCAGTATCTATTGTAGCACCTGCGTTTTCTGGTATTAACAATCAGGATTCGCCTACGGCTATTGATACTTCTTTTGCGGCTACGGCTAACAACTGTGTCATTGACAAGTTTGGTCGTATTGGTTCTCGTAAAGGAAGTGTTTTACTAACTGAAAGCTATACGCTTGATGTACCTGCTTCAAGTTTTTTATATACAAACCCTGTAGAATTTATAGACGAGTTTGTGGATAATTTAGGGGTGTCTACTATTTTCTTTGCGGGAGGAGAAGCAAGCGGTAGTGGTCCAAGTCATAGATATATTTATAAAGATATTGAAAACCCTGATAATGTAAGACCTGCAACTTACAGTCCAACAGCTAACAACTGGAAGATGGCTAGTCTTGCTAATAAAGCATACTTTTTTCAACGTGGACACGAACCTTTAATATATGAGGGTAGTGGTGATTTAGTAGCTTTTTCAAACGCGCAACACACAAATGGCACAGCACCACAAGCCAATGAGATTATAGCCGCATACGGTAAACTGTGGGCGGCTGATGTTGCTGAAAATAAACACACAGTATATTGGTCTGACACGCTACTTGGCGGTCATTGGAATGGTGGAACATCAGGTTCTTTAGACTTACGTACAGTATTTCCTAGTGGGTTTGATGAAGTAACTGCACTGGCGGCACACAACGGTTTCTTGATTATATTCTGTAAAGATTGTATCTTAATTTACTCTGGTGCTGAAAGTCCTGCTACTATGATTTTACAAGATGTTATTGAGGGCGTAGGTTGCATTGAGAGAGACTCTGTGCAAAATACAGGTAGTGACATTATATTTTTGTCTAAAGATGGTGTAAGGACGTTAGGGCGTGTTATACAAGAAAAGTCTGCACCTATGCGAGACATCAGTAAAAACATTAGAGATGAGTTAATACTTGAGGTAGGAAGACACTCAGGTCCTATTAAGTCTGTGTATAGTCCTGAGGAAGCCTTCTATGTATTGTCATTACCTGACGAAAACTTAGCTTATTGTTTTGACATGAGAAGTTTCTTGCCAGACGGTTCAGCTAGGGTAACTACTTGGTCTGATATAAATCCTAAATGTTTACTACGTAGACGTAACGGTGACATTTTGTTTGGTAAACTATTTGGTGTTTACAAATATACAGGATACAATGATGCTTCAAGAGCAATTGGCGGTAGTGTTATAGCCCCTGCCGCCCTTGAACGTAAAACGTACATAATGAAGTACGAAAGTAATTCAATGGACTTTGGTAAACCTGCAAACATTAAGTTTTTAAAACAACTGGAAGTATCAGTAGCGGGTAACTTAGGTGAAGACTCTATATTAAGATGGTATTATGATTATAACCCTAATACGGAAGGTAACTTTTCTATTACTCCTCCCGCGTTAGAGCCTAATGAAGGTGAGTTTAACATAGGTGAGTTTACTGCGGCAGCAGGACAAACAGGATACGTAGGAACGGAATATGCCTCTGGTGTGTACATACAGACACCACACGCCAATGGTACAGGTAACGGTAGAGTTTTAACGATGGGATTGAATGCAACTATAGATGGAAGTCCTTATTCCATACAACGAATTGATTTAAAAGTATTATTAGGGAGAACCTTATAAATGAGTAACTATGTTATAACAACGGACTTTAGTGTTAAAGACGGTCTTGCGTCAGGAAACCCTAATAAACTTATTAAGGGTGTTGATTTTGACACAGAGTTTTTAGCAATACGTTCGGCAATAGAAGATAAAGCTAACCTAGCTTCCCCTAGTTTTCTGGGAACTACTACTTTTGTAAATGCTACAGCATCAGGTACTTTATCTGTTTCAGGCACAACAACACTAGCAGGTACTTTAGCGGGTACTTTCACTATTGACGGAGGTACATTCTAATGGGTGCGTTTGAAGATTTCCTACAAGCAGGTGCAGGATACTACATGGGGCAAGAAGGCATTCAAGGTGCTAGAGACATAGGACAACGTGGTTACACAGAATCTATGGGTCTTGCTGAAGATGCCGCAGGTAAAGCTACGTTCCAACCCTTTACTGTTACTACAGGCTTAGGGCAAACAACTACTACACCTACTGGTGGTATAGACATTGGCTTGTCTCCTGAGCAACAGGCTCTACAGACGCAACTAATGGGTCAGGCACAAGGTTTGTTTGGTCAGGTAGGGGTAGACCCTAGTACAGCGCAAGCTGACCTGTATGAGCAAATGAGAGCCGTACAACGCCCTGAAGAAGAACGTCAGCGTTTAGCCTTAGAAGAGCGTATGTTATCTCAAGGTCGTATGGGCTTACAGTCAGCGGCATATGGTGGTTCTTCACCAGAGTTGTTAGCACAAGAGACTGCTAGACAAGAGGCTATGGCTAGAGCAAACTTAGGTGCTAGGACACAATCTATGGCAGAACAAGCGCAAGCGTTGTCTTCAGCTAGTGGTTTGATGGGTCTAGGTTATATGCCACAACAGCAAGCCCTGAGTGCGTTAGGTGCGGGTACAAACGTAGCGGGACTAGCTGACATTGGTAGACGCACTGGCGCACAACTGTTTGGTCAGTTAGGTCAGTCAGGTGTTGAAGCCTTGATAGGTGGTGAAGACTTAGCTAACCGTTTACAGTTACAACAAATGCAGTCATTATCTGATTCTCTATTTGGTAGACAACCTACAACACAAGAACAAATCTTAGGTCAGCTTTATGGCGTAGATACTAGTGGGGGTAGTTCTTTATTAGATAGTCTGGGCGGTTTATTTGGTGGTTTGTTTGATAACAGAACTGACCAACAAAAAGAAATAGATAAAACCGAAGAAGACTTAATGGATATGTTTGACGTACTGAACAAATAGGAGACAATGAGAATGGCTAACAGAGATATAGCAGGATTACTTACAGGCATTTCTAGTCAAGGCATTGACCCTATGACTCAGTTGACTCCTGACCAACAAAGAATGCAAATGGGCGCACAAGCGGCACAACGTATGGGCGGTGGGTTACGTGGTATGCTTGGTCTAGGTCCTACAGTACAACAACAGTTGGTACAGGCACAAGGTCAGAAGATGCGAGAAGATAAAGCTAAAGAACAAAGTAGAATGACAGCCTTCTCTACTTTCTTGTCAAATAAATATCCTGATTCTGGTTTAGATAAACTAGCGGCACAGGGTATTGTTACTCCTGAAAACTTTAATGATTTCCTGAAGGATAAGCAAGACGCTAATGCTCAGAAAGGAACTACGTTTACTATTCAGGATGCAAACAAAGACAACTTTACAGCTACTAGTGTTTTTAACCCTAACACAGGAAAAACTGATGTTTCTTACTCACCTATAGGTGCAACTAAGAGTCAACAACCCGTAGGTGAAGTTCAGATTACTGGTGGAGAGTTTGGTTTAACCGCTGTAGAAGACTTAGAAAAAGACGTAAAGCAAGCGGGTTTAACAGAAAGAGAAAAAGGTTTTCAACAAAACAAGGCTACAGCTATAAGTGCTTTACCCGCGGCAAATGCGTCAAGACAGAATTTAGAAAAAGCTGTGAAGTTACTGAAGAAAGTAGACACAGGTGGTCCTATTAATTTAGTGGCTACTGGTTTAGAAAACTTTTTTGGTGTTAAATCAGGAAATAAAGCTCAGTTAGAAATTCTATTAGGTAGGGAGATGATGTCTTCTCTTAAACCTTTCTTTGGTGGTATTATTTCCGACTCAGAAACTAAAAGAGTTGCCAAGATATACGCAGGTTTAGAAAAAGGAAACGTAGCTAACATAGGAATACTAGAACAGCTACTAAAAGAAGTAGATGATAGTATAATGAGAGGTTCTTTATATTTAAGAGCAGATGACGCTGATGGGTTTGAAGCTACTCTCAAACAAATGTTTCCTGTTGCTACTGAAGAAGAAGGACAAAAAGCTAAAGTTCGTTTCGAGGATTTATAACAATGACTCAAAGACAAATAGTAATACTGCCTAATGGTCAAGAGATTGACGCACCTATTGGTGTTTCTAAAGAAGAAATAAAAGATAAAGCAATTAGAAATGGTCTAATTAGTGCAGATGCGTTTAAAACACAAGAACCTACTCCTACTGTAGAACAAGAGGACTTACCTTTCTACAAAGACATATATAACTATGTAAAATCTAACATGGACTTACCTCTAGGTCTTGCAGGGGCATTAAAGGGACAGCAACTAGGTGCGCCTCTAGGTCCTGCGGGTCGTATAGTTGGTGGTATAGGTCTTGGGGCTTTTGGTACGTTTGGTGGTAGTTTAGCCTCTGACGTAATAACTGACAAAGAAGAGTTAGATTATAATGAAGCGGTAGACAAGGCTTTAATGTCCGTAGGTTTTGACATAGCGACATTAGGTGCATGGAAAGTGGCTAAACCTGCCTTTGTTGCCGCGAAGAAAGCGTTAGGATTTACACCGAAAGAGATTGCTGAACAGATAACGGCTATACCTAAGCAAGGACTGGAAGCAGGTTCTCCTGAGTCTTTACAAGCTACACAACAAATACTTCAGAAAGGCGGAGGGAGTTTGTCACGTTTTCAAACAGGACAAGCTAGTTCTTTAGAGGTATTCGCTGAGAAGCTAGGTGAAGCAGGTCTAGGTTCAGGTAAGATAGCCATAGGGAATGCTGACAAAGTAAACAAAGCAACTCAGGCGGCTCTCAATGACATTACAGCGAGTTCTGTGATACGGACTGGTGCTTCCCCTAAGGAATTAGGTTCGGCTGTCTTAGACGTTATTACAGCGGGTCGTATGGCTCTTAGTGATGCGTATGGTGATGGTTTAGACGCTATTAAGACAGGTGTGTCTAATAAGAAAGTAAATACCTCTCCTGTTAAAAACAGTCTATTGCGTTTCTTAAATGAAAATAAAGTAGTGACTAAAGGAACAAAACGAGTTTTAGATGAAAAAACAGGTAAGATTGTCGAAAAGCAAATATCTAAAAGAGTTTCTACTTTAGAGGATGACGCTAGTGGTTTCATAAACAAGCAGTTACAGGGTATCTTGCAATTACCCACAATGTCTGCTAATCATTTACTTGATGTTGACAAAATGTTGACACAACAAATGAAGAAGTTCGGGGACATCAAATCACCTAACTATAACTCAACGGCTAGTCAGCAGTTAGGCGAGCTTCAAGACCGTATTAAAACAGGAATAGGGGATGTCTTGGATAGTGTAGACCCTAAAGCGGCTGAGTCTTACTCTCTGCTTAAGAAAGATTACTCTGAGGGCATGAAGGGTTTGCTTCCTGAGATAAATAAAAATGTAATTAAAAACGCAGAGAAGGGTAACTATGATGTCTTAGGTAATCTTCTTACTACACAGACGAACGTGAGTAAAATAAGTAGTATGTTTAAAAGTGTAGACAATGCTTATAAACAACTGGCTAAGACTAAAGAACTACCTGCTGAAATACCTTACGCAACGGCTAAGGAAGCTAAACAGGCTATAAGACAGTCGTTTATAAAGAACTTAGTTCCTGACATAAACTCTGCTGATTTTGACATTAGTAAGTATGCAGACTTAGCCGCTAGATTCTCTAAGCCTAAAGAACAGTCCAGACTAAAAGCAATCATGGGTGAGGACTATGGTAGAGTAAGACAGTTATTTAATGTAATGGCTGAGGCTAGTAAGAAACCAGAGGGTAACTTAGGTACTCTATTTTTAAGAAACAAAGAGTATCAAAGTATTGCAGGAATGGCGGCTGTAGGTACTGCTACCGCTGTGGGTGGCGCACCTTTAGCGGTCGGGACTGCAATGGCTGTGATGGGTACTCCAATATTCTTAGCTAAAGCATCTAGCAACCCTAAAGCTGTTAATCGTCTACTAGCCTTCAATAAAGCTAAGTTTAAATCAGACGATGCAAGAGAGAAAGCAGGTTTACTTATTGTAAGTGACGTTATGGATGCTTTGAGTGATGAGGAACAAGCGGAAATACGTAATCAATTTAGATAATAACAAAAGGGGGCATTGCGCCCCCTTAGTTTTACCTATGCTATTTCACACGCTCCTCCGACACACGCTAGTTCCTGAGAACCTGTAGTGTTGTCCTCCTTCTCAAAGTGTTCTAGGTCTTCCCATTTAATATCAACTGGCATAGCCGCTAGTAACTCCTCATACTTCTCAGCGGTTATGTCCTCATATGGGGCTTGCTGATACACATGGTCACTAACTGGCAACAAACTAATACCACTGACCGAATCAAAGTTATCCCATATCCACTGTGCTATTTGCAGGAACTCACTATCTGTATAATAAACAGTGATACTTGGCTTATGTTCACACCAGTGGTCTTGATACTTCTTCCAAACTCTTAGCTGTTCCATAGCACCTACCTGCTTTACTGTGGTACTACTCTCAGGTGACTTGATTGGAAAGCCAAAGACTAACGAAGACTTACTCATTACGTCATCTTCCACAGGGAAACCTGCGGCTGTCATGTACTGAGCAAGCGGGTCTTTCTTGTCTGAACGTACTCTACGAATGTAATGTTTAGAAAAACGGGGATGTATGCCACTAGCAGAATCAACAAGCTGAGACACAGTACCGCTTGGCTTAACACAAGTAATAGCCGCAGACTGATTAATGCCAAGTTTGTCAGCCCATTCTTTATTAGTTTTAACTGCAACATCCTTCATCTCCTCTAACCACTTATCTAGGTCTGGTGAATCTTTACCCAGTAAATAGTGGTCACATATACCCGTTAAACTGACACCTAATAGTGCTTCTTCTTCTGTATTCTTTTTCCATACGTTGCGTAGGTAGCGGAAGTCAGTCAAGGTAGCCTGTAGGGTTCCAATAATGGAAGCTACTTCAACTTTCTTTTTAAGACTAACTAAATCGTCCTGTGCGCGTATAACGACCTCAGATAGGTTACAGAACTGATTACTGCGTAGGATAATCTCAGAGCAAGGGTTAGTTCCAAAGTCCTGCTCAGGGTCTCTCCGTCCGTTCTTAGCGGCTATCTTCTGTGCCGCCACACGACTAAAGATACCACGCTCTCCTGCCTTACTGTCATACATGGTGTGCATCTCAGTAAGGAATGACTCAAAGTCTGGCTTCTCTGTGTAAGCTACGCTGTTGTTAGCTAGTCTACGTTGACCTTCATCCATCCACCACTGACCAGACTTAGCCTTAGCCATACGTGGGTCGGATAGGTTTGACAAACTAATCAATGCTGACCTACGTACACCACCGACAACTACAATGTCTGCAATCTTACATACAACATCGTGACACTCAATGCTCGTTAGCTTACGTCCTGATGCCTTCTGGAATATACCCACACAGAAGTTAAACAAATCCTCAAGAGGCTCTGCACCACTAGCACGACCACCGAATGTCTTAAGTCTAGCACCTGATGGGCGTACCTTGTGCATATCCCACTTAGGTATCTTACCTGCATACAGCATAGCAATCAACTCACGGAATGCACTAGCCCATCCAATCTTACTGTCGGCTACTACAATGGTACTGTCAGTCTCATGGAATGACTCAGCGATGACAGGTAGCTTGGTAATGAAGTTACGTTCAACACTAAAGCCTACTCCAGTACCACACATAAGTACGTACATAAGTTCATCAAAGCTACGTGGTGAGTCAATGTGTAGATAACTACAGTTAAACCCTGCTACGTTGTCCTTGTCCAATGCTTCCCCTGCTGTCATCATACAACGCATACTGGGCATTACTTCTAGGTTATGGATAGCGTTGAACAACTGTAAGGCTGTCTTCTCGTTTATCTGACCACGTTCCTTCCAGAAGTCTACGTATCGGTTGACTGTCTCATCCCATCGCTCTCGTCTGCCTTCCTCAGGTAGCCAACGTGCATAGCGGGACTTATGTATAAACTCTTGGTACTGATTCATTTCTTCTCTTCCTTATCCTTTGGTTTCTGTTCTTTAGGTTTTTGTTTCTTAAAGATAGCGTCCCAGTTATCCGCAAACTGTTCAGCATCTTTGGTAGGTCTCTGGGCTGAACCCTTACCGTACTGTGTCTGTCCCCTCATTCCTCCACCTCCAATATAAGTTTGTCCAGATACCATTGTGCTTTCTTCAAGTCCTCTAGTCCCTTACCTTTGCGTTCATAACGCCATAGGTACTTCATGGTATTGCCCTTGAGATAACCCTTGAATGCGTCTGGTGTCATAGACTCTTCTATAGCTTCAATACATTCAACCTTACCGTAGTTGTAGTGACTAGGACTGTTGACTACATCTTCATTCTTTAGAGCAAAGTCTTCGTACTTCTTAACTAAAGCAGGGTGTTTATCCCTAAGCGCGTCCCAGTCTGCAGGACTTGCATCATTAATGCTCATAATCATCCTCCGTAAATAAGTCTCTATTCCTAATTAATCTATCCTCGAAAGCCTCTAGCAAGTCCTCAACTGAGATGTCTAAAGCCTCAACTACTAACACCGCATCGTAGTCCCTTGCTACTGCTTCCTTGAGTTCCTCTAATGTATGTGACATTACTTCATCTTCCCTTCTACGTATTTGACAAGTTCTTGAGCAGTGCTGAGTGTGTAGTGCTTCATACCTTCCTTAACACACCATTGACCCATTGTAATCTTACCGCCCTTCCGTACCTTCTTATGTTCGTTAGACAGTAAGAATACTAATTCGTAACCATCTTCTATTATTGTATCACGAATTGACTTGTATTTCAAGGTGTCACCTACACGAAAGAAACCTTTTACTTCCACTACTGTCTTACTTGGTTCATGTACAAAGTCTGGCATATAGGTTCTGAACACTGTGTAGGGCATACCGTATGGTTCATAGTCAAAGCCTTTACGTTTAACCTCCTTTGAAAACTCCTTCTCCAACGCTGACCTGAACTTACCGTTAGTCTTCCGTGGTTTATATTTGCTCAAGGCTAATCTCCTGTACTCTAGGCTCGTTGACTACTTCGCTAAGGAACTTCGGACCATACGAATAGGCAAAGGCTCTCAGTTCTGGATAGCAATGCTTCTTGTACTGACAGTAGGAACACTTGATGCCTAGCTTCATGTTACCCGACTTACCATCTGGTACTGTCTTGGTACATAACTCAGTAGGCTCATCTCCCTTGACCATCTCCTTAACGTGCTTAATACGCTCTCTAATGTCTCCCTTGATGTGTTCGTGTATAGGGGCTTGGGTATCCTCTAGGTCGTACTTAAGTACCGCGAGATGACCATTGGCTTTGTCCATAGCTAACCAACCGAACTCAGTCTCACCACAGGCATGGGCGTATGCTTTAATCTGGTCAACATAACCAAAGGCATCGTCCATAGCAAGTGTACCGTCCTTGAACTTCTTGAACCCGAAGGAACTGGCTGACTTAACATCAACAACAAGCCCGTCAATCTTACAGTCCATGTGTCCCTTGATACCCTCTACTTCACATACACGTTGTTCATCTGATACTTCATGTCCTGCCATACGTGTCATAAACAATAACATCTCTTCAATCAAGTGACCGTACATAAACTTAATGTAGGTAGCAGGTTTAATCTCTTCCTTCTCAGTACCATTAACAACATTCCATAAGACCCTATCGTCACGACCAATGTTTGACAGGCGCAATGTTCTTCTATCCGTTGTACGCTTACGTCCAAACTCTGTACGCATTAGAGTCTTCATGTTCTCACCGAACAGTTCTATCTCAGCCTCTACGTCTACGGATTCCTCTGCCTCTTTTGTCTCCATCAATCGGTATATATCATTGACTAGTGTATGTATTGTTTTACTCATCGTCTATATCCTTGAATGCCTTAATGACATCGCTTGAGAATAACTTACGTAGGTTGACCAAGTGCATACGACTTGCGTTATGGTCTCCTCCCGATACACTCCTGAACGTATCTAACTTATTAACAATCTTCTTTAGGACTGGAGTCTTGAACACTAAGGTACAGTACTCATCGTCACCTATGCAGAGGTTATGAAACCAGTAGTCTGACTCGGTAGCCTCAATGCCTGATGGCTTGCCCCAAGATTGATACTCAATGCAGATGTTACCTGTCTTCTGCCATAAGTCCTTCTCAGACTTAACCTCAATCTTCTTGTCCTGTAGCATCTCAGCTACCTTATCCTCTCTGACTTCTCCGTACTGTAGGTCTAAGTCAAACTTCTTCCTATCTGCTTTACATGGCTTCATGCGTTTCTCCCTTTACGCTTCTTGAGGTTTCTCTGGGTGTTGGTTGAGTTACACTTCTTACATATATAGTTCTTCTTAGCCACGGTACTCTTCGCCCAGTTGTCTCCCTCTACTAACACCACGCCACAGTGATTACAATTCCTAATGCGTTTCCGACCAGTTGTCTCCGACTTGGTACTCACCTGCAAGGGGACAATTAAGTTTATAATGAATGCCCGCGGCTTCAATACAAGACACTGCCAAGCGTCCGAAAACATCTGCTTCACTTTCTTTAACTTCTGTTTGAATTTCATCATGTATATTTCCTATAAATTTATAATCTAAGTTCCAAGCCTTAGCGTACTCGTCCAGTAAACATAGTGCCTTCTTCATAACGATTGCACCTGCTGACTGTAACAGCGTGTTTAATGCTGAGTGTTCTGAGCGTACTGCGACTCTGCGCCTGTCCAATCCGTGAACATAACCTCTTCCAGATGCCACGCTAACTCTTTCTCGTAACTCTCTAAGAGATGGCGTGTTTGTGAGGAACTTCTTCTTAAGTCTTCTACCATCAACAGCAGTTCCTCCAACGATACTTCCGATTTTTGCGTCCCCTGCTCCATACAAGAACGCATATATGAAAGTCTTTGCCTGACTTCGTGTGTCAACACCGCTAGCAAGTTGGTTTGCTGTATGAATGTCTCCAGTGAGTATTTCATTTGTATATCCCTCATCGTTCATATAATGTGCAAGCATTCGTAACTCAAGTCCCGATGCGTCCATACCGACAATCTTGTAGCCTTTAGGTGTAGTCCAACAGGCTCTACAATCTGCTCCGTATGGTGCGCCTGAACTAGGCACCTGTGCTACGTTAGGACTAGAGTGTGTCATACGTCCCGTTACTGCACCGTTAGCATTTACATATCCATGTACACGACCATCATCTTTGATAGCATCTAGCCAACTCTGTACCTGTGCAATACGCTTCTGAACCATTAGGTATTCAGCAATCATATTAGCTTCGGGTATACCAGTGACCTTAGATAAGATAGCTTCGTCTACAATAACGTGTCCCTTCTCTGTAAACTTCTCTGGCTTCCAACCAAAGTATTGTAAGTATCTACCTATCTGCTGTCTTGAGCCTAAGTTAAACTCTGGGTAATCAACACGACTAAATGGTGCTATGTAGTCTGACCAACTGTCCCCCAGAAACTTAAGACCAACTACGGACATCGTGCCGTCCTTCTTGTACTTAGGTGTTATCTCCTTAATGAATGTAGGTAACGGTTTAAATGTTTCATGTACCTTATCTTCAAGGTCGTACTTCTTTTCCTTAAGTTTAGCAAGCAATATGAAAGCGTGTTCTTGGTCTAATAACCAACCGTTGTCTGTCTGCTTTGTGATAATGCTTTGTACTTGATGCTCAAGGCTAATGCTTTCGCTTCCAAAACCTGCCAGTACACCTCGTAGCGCGTGGTACACTTTGACATTAACCAGTACATCTTGCTTGCAATAGTCCACCATATCCTGAGAAAATGTATTCCAATCACTATGTTCTCCTTTAGGGAAACCTAACCGCTGTCCCCAGTTATCTAACGAATGACCACCTTCACGCGATGGTTCAGTAAGTCTTGACAATACTAATGTATCTGTAATCTTACAACTACTAAAGTCTGTGCCTAGTAAGCGTTCAAGAACTGGTACGTCATAGCCAATGATGTTATGACCAATGACCTCAGCATCTTTGATATAAGCATTGAAGTCCTGCAACGTATCACCTGAGAACTCAACTGTCTCTTGGTTTGATAGGTCGCAAGCAACGATTACCCAGACCTTTGTAGGCTGTAGACCGTTAGCTTCTATATCAAAAACAACTTGCTTCACTTAGAACTCCTGACTGTCATCGTTAACTGGGCACGTAGTTTCAATCATACGACCAGTATCTTTATCATAGTAGAGGTAGCAAGCCGCCCCTGTAAGTCCTGCGTATCGGTTCTTAAGTATCCTAACCGTAGTGGTGTTCCTTACCTGTGCATCTGGGTTCTGTTGGTCACGTTCCAAACCAATCACCATGTCGGATAGCTGTGCGATTGCCGCTGAACCTCGTAACTCAGCCAAGCTAATCTGTCCACCGTCCTCATGTGCCTTACCTGATGGTCTGCGTAAGTGTGACACCAAGAATAAACCAACACCTGTCTCCTGTACCAACTGACGTAGCTTGGTCATGATGCTGTCGATGGCTTTACGTTCGTCACCGTTCTCTTGGTCACTAACAACAATACTCAAGTGGTCTAGGATAATCCATTTACAGTCAAGACCTTTAGCCATATACCTAATGCGACTTAGTAGGTTATCTTCATTGGTAGAACCCCAGTGGTCAAACATATAGATACGTCCTGTGCCTAATGTCTTATCCCAGAATACCTTCTTATCTTCCCTGCTAAACTCGCGGCTCAGATGTAGAGTCTGGTTTGCCTCGATGCTCATAATCCCTAGAGCAGTTTTAGGTATGTCCTCTTCCAATGCGAGTATACCAATGTTGTCATCTGTTGCACCTAGTAAGTAGTGTTCCAACTCTCTGACAATCTGTGATTTACCCATACCAGAACCACTGGTTATTGTTACAAGTTCCTTCTCCCTGAAACCATACGTCATATCATTCAAGCATGACCACGGATACGGTATGGACTGTACATCTTCCTGCGCTACAATCGACTCCCAAGTATCAAGTCCTGCAATGATACCGTCTGGTTGATACGTCTTAGCGTTCCACCACTCCCTGATGAACCCCTGTACGTTACGTTCCTTCAGCATTTCACCTGCGTCCTTGACAGGTAACTTTACGTTCTTCGCTTTGTTGGGTGTAAATAAATCTAACACCGCGCGAGATGCTTCCTGACCCGCATTGTCACTGTCGAAACAGATGACTACGTTCTCAAATGATTCAAGCCACTCCAAGTTCTGCTTGATGTCCTTCACTGCTCCTGATGCGCCTGACCGTATTGACACAACCGACCACTTACCGTCAAACATTTCCGACACCGCTAAGGCATCAGCTTCTCCCTCTACTACTGTTATGTATTTACCACCACCTTTGAATGCTTGCTGACCAAACAGACCTGCATTGTCAAACGTACCGCTTGCATAGAATGCTTTGTTGTCTACTATGCGAGACTTAGTACCTATCTGTGCGCCTGTGTCCTTGTCATAGTATGGGTAGTGGTGCTTGCTTATAGTCCCTTCTGTATCGTACTCAACAGTGACACCAAACTTCTTACAAGTTGCCTCTGTGATACGTCTGTCTGGTATTGATGCTATAACACCTGTCATCTCTAATATCCTGTTCGCTTTAGGTTTACTCTGTACAATCTCACCGTTGCCTCTCTCGTAGTGGTCACAACCGCCTGTAAAACAGACGGCGTGCCCATCGGAGTACCTCGCGAGATTGTTCTTTGAGCCACACGATGGGCATGGCTCATGTTTAACAAAATGCGAGTCAGTCATTAGAAGTCCGAGCCTCCCTCGGTAGCTTCCGCTAGTTCTAGCACCTTAATGGCTGACAAGTATGTAGATGTACCATGTACTGGGTGAGGTTTACCTTCTGCGTACTTAACACGTACTTTAGAACCTCTGGTTAATCGACCTACAAAGTCCTTACCATCTGCATCAAACATGGGTACATCATATTTAGTGCTAAACTTGCGTTGCTGAGTTCCCTCATACTCGCGTAGTTTGACACCCTTATTGGCTAGGGTATCTGCGTCAGCAGGTTCTAGCGACAATACCAATGAGTATTTCCCAGTTGATTGACCCTGATATTCTTCGTGTTCGTCAAGGTTTGCGAACGCTACGTTACCTTCTAATACTGCCATACTAATTGCCTCATTGTTAAAAAGATTAGTTTTATGTACTCTATTGTATACTATAGTATACATTGTATACTTTATGATACGTTTAAGATATATCTTTAAAGGTTATAAACTAAAGTACATAAGTATAGTATATCATGTTTGTTTGTCGATTGCAACTCCTATATTGTTAATTTGAATTAGGTACTGGTAATGTAGGAAAACTAGTTATTACTCCTAATTATACCATTGTCTTCAGCTAATGACCAGTTCTC